ATTTAAATCCTGCGGGGTTATTATATGCTCCTCCGACTGGATTTGAACCAGTGACCCGAGAGTTAACAGCTCTCTGCTCTACCAACTGAACTACAGAGGAGTAAAGAATCAGACTATCTGGCAACCGCCAGCACTGCAGGCAAATTCCTTTGCAGCCTCGGTATTGTCTTCTGCTTCGTATTTAGTCAACTCTTTAAAGTTGACTTTGATCTTTGGATGAGCAGCATAAGTTGCAGAATCAATTTGTTCAAATGGAGCCTGAGCGTATGTGTGGCTATCACCACCGGGCAAGAATGAAATGCCGGTTGCAACATCAAAGTTTTCCCAAAGCCACTGACCAACTTCAAGGAATTCAGAATCCTTATAGTTAACAGTGATGGAAGGCTTGTGGTGGCAGTAATGCTCTTGATAAGTCTTCCATAGATCCAAGTGATCCAATGCACGAAGATCCTCGGTGGTGATTGTGCCCTTCGGAGCCTTCATTGCAAATGTGAAAACCGCAGTATTGCCGGGATTGATTACATCGTCTTCACATGGAACTCCTTGATCTTTCATCAAGTTATAAATTGGATCTTTCTTGTCGATACGAATTCTACGATAATAATAATCTGCGTATCGTGGGTGAAGACCTGAAGCAGAATCTACCAAACAAGAAGTTGTACCTTCTGGTTTGACACAGGTGATAGACTTGCTTGGATTAATACCAAGCTTCTCCGCCCACTTAAGGTTTGTGGCGGTAGCGTGATCACGAAGGGTTTCAAGTAGCCGGATCAATTTTGGCTTTCCCTCAAGACCGCTGGTAAGTTTATTGTCGTAAATACCAGTCATGCTGACACCAAGAAGTCTTTCATCCTCACAGTTCTGCTTCCACTCAGGACGCAAATATGGGAAGTTTGTAAAGGTAGATTGAACCGTCCCGATGATGGTTGCGATTTCAATCTTTTTCTTCAACGATGCTGCTGTATCGTCAGGACGAACAACAACAGTAGAAAGATTGCAGAATTCAAATGGCTTGAGAATAATCTCTGAGCATGGGTTTGTACCATACTCACAGTTTTCGTCTCTACCCCATCTAGCTGCTTGCTCTTGTAAAGCCTTACGGTTAATCATTCCACGCTCACCGCTGTGGCTATTGTATAGTGAAGTCCATTCCTCAAGGAATTGACCCATTGGTGGGCGACCACGGTATACAGCAGAGTTGTTTGCATAGGAACGAGCACCAGCATGTTCCCACCAAGCACCACTCTTACAGAGAGCCATTTCGCGATCAGAAAGATCGCTCAATGAAATCATTGCAGAACGGCGAACACCACCAACAATTACAGCATTTGCAATAGCACAGCAAATATCATGGCACTCAAGTGCTGTAAGTCTGCGGCCTTGTGCGTTGTAGAAGATCTTGACAACAAACTTAAATAGATTGTCAAGAGGAGCAGGACCGCTGGCACGTCCACCGAATGTCTTCAAGCGAGCACCGGCTGGACGAATATTGCTCAGATCCCACTTGACATGGCGACCCGCATAAAGATGCTCAATCAAAAACTTGATGGCATTGCCCCAGCCTTCCTTAGAGTCTTCAACAACATAAGTGATGTTAAAAACTTTTTCAATTTTGTTTGCAACTGTTGGTAGTTTATCTGTGTATTGATGTTCAACGGAATAACCAACACCAGTGCCGTTCATCAAAACAACAAACAACTCAGCAAAAGATTGAACAGAATCAATTGGGAGATAGGAGCAATTGTACAAACAAGTATTGTCGTGATCTAATGCTGGTCCAGCAGTCATTAGACTACGCATAGAAGGAAGAACCTCAAGATTCAGAATTGCTTCCTTGACATCAGGACGCTCTGCAAGTTGAGGAACCTTGCCTGTAAAATAATTCCACCAACGCTGAACACATTCTTCCCAGGTTTCCCTGCGATTGTAATCAGGAAGCCAGCGGGAGTAACGTGAAATAAAAATAAACGATTGAAACGGTGATAAAACTTCTGCCATATTGTTAGACTCCTAGATTGGTGTCTTTATTTAGTTGTTAAAGTATGCCACGAAACTGGGAAAAGTGGAGCAATTATTTTGTGAATTGCTTCAGCAAATTTTTGAATTTCCCACTGTGCGTGACTGTCGATTCTCAGCTTATAAACACGGGCAAATGCGTAGAGAGAACCAGTCCACACAAATTCCGTATAAGTTCCTTGTGGCAAAATTGAACGTGCTTGCTCAGGAGCAACACCATCTGCCAACAAACGATTATAAAGATCCAAACATTCTTTAGCAACGCCATCATATTCTTGGCGCATCTTAATACAGAGATCTAGATCTTCAATTGGTCCACTACTTCCTTGTTTTGCACCGTCTGTTGGTGCAGAGCGCCACATTGGAACATAAATTTCTGGATCAAAAGTCACATAACGGCGGCTGACCTCATTCATGGTCAAACCAATTTGGTGTTTACCTAGCTGTGCACGAACAAAGATCGGGCACTTAATTCGCAAACTGATTTGAGGGTGGCAAAACGGAGTGAAGTGATTGTGTTTTGCCAAATATGAAATAAGTTTGCTGTCTCTATCAGGTAGCTTTCCATCTTCTGTTACTTTACTTTCTTTATTAAAAGAAACTCTAGCAGCGTTGACCACGCTGAGATCAGAACCCATGTATTCAATAAGTTGTACGTGACCATAATCTAAAACTGAAACCTTAGTCTGCTCCGCGCTTATCACTGTTTGTGTCATCTAAATCATCCTCATCATTATCTACAAGTTCAACTTTTACACCAGGGATTTGAGTAAAATCTGCTGCATACTCTCTTGCCCTAGACCAAAGACCGGGATCCATTTCTTTAATGTATTCACCAAAACGGTGTACAAAAGTAAGATATGCTTCACTGGCTTTTAAAATATCTTCTTCAGACATATCATCATTATCATCCATTTTAAACCTTCTTCCAGTAAGTGTACTTCATCTTTGCTTTTAGTCCAGAATAAACATTATTGATTATAAGTTTGATTGTGGTTGGCTCTCCATACGCAAGAACCATATCATTGATGTCTTTCTTATTTATCTCTTCGGGCCAGATGACCACATTTCTTCCAGACTCAATATATTTACCGATTAGAGAAACTATTTCTTCATTGCGGGGTTCATTATCAAAAATAAAAACTACTTTTGACTTTGCAATTTTTGCAGGCAATTCTTCTAGCCAACCAGCACCCTGCATAGCCACTGCATTTGGGATAAACATTGAATCGATTGGGCCTTCTGTAACATATACAGTATCATTTGGATTTACTTTTTCCAATCCGTACCAGAGTCTTTCTTGCCCTTCTTTTTTGAGAGTAATGTAGCGAATTTTTTCATTTTTTTGTTTACTTTTTCTATAGACTTCTTTTTCTTCGAATATTCGTCCCTGCACCCCAATAAGTAAGCCCATCTCGTCGTAGAACGGTATGACGAGTCTGGCTTCCTTAGATCCAGTTTTGCCAAAAGATTGCATGACTCTACTAAAATCACTGCAGTAATAAAAATTACGATATTTTTCTTTCGGTATTTGTCTAGATTTAACATATGTTACAGCCTTGTGATTTTCATTGAGAATGTCCAACCTTGTTCCGAGTTCAGTAAATATTGGTTTTTTAACAACAGGTTCTGGTTTGTATATTGGTTCTGGATTTTTTTCTTTGAAGACTTCAAACGCATACTCTTTGCATAGAGATGGGCTGATACTTTCAAGTACAGAATATAAATTACAAGAAAAACCACAATTGTGACATTTATAGACATAATTTCCTTTGTGCTCAAAAAAGTAGCCCCTTGTCTTGGCCTTATTCTTTTTTGAGTCGCCACACTTAAAACATCTGCATGTGGCTAGTGAATCTTTTTTCCATTTAAACTTTTGTAAAGAACCCGAAACAAGATTCACATACTTCTTATCAATGTATAGCATTATTTAGCGCCTTCAAAGGTCCAATTTACGATCTTGTTCTTCTTCTTGCCAAACTGTGGATCAAATGCTTTACCATCAGAACCGGAACCAAATCCTTCTTCATCTGTATTGTTGGCGTTGATCAAATTATTGTTGCTGTTATCTACATCATAAAATTTCATTTTAGATTTATTAACGCCAATTAAAAACTTTCTATTCTTAGTTGTGTCGTTGCCACGATTCTTTAGTTGCTTGACCATCAACTGACCAGTCTGCGCCAATTCTTCATTTTCAATGAGAGCGAAGAAAAAATCAGCAGTTTGTGGAAGGCCAAAGCTTTCTGATGTGTCGGTCATTTCCATATCACTGCTCTTGGCACCTTCACGATTTACCTGTGTGGCAGTCCAGAGAGGAATGTTAAACTGTTTTGCTAAACCGCGCAATTCTTCAGCAATACCTTTAACGTAAGTATAGCTATTCATTCCATTGCCAAGTTTAAATCTGGCACAGGAACAAATATTAAGGTAATCTACAAAAATTACATCTGGAATAAACTTCTTTTTAATTTTGAGTTCTTCCATTAGATTACGAAAGTGAGTTACATTGGCCGCAGCAGTTGGGTACTCTTTAATAATAAGTTTGCCCTTACAAGTTCGCTTTAGGCTTTCAACCTTACCTTCATACTGAACCTGTGGCATACTTTCAAGTACGTGCATATCTGTATCAAGAAGGTTTGCATCAATTCTTTTGGCAATCTCCTCTTCGGCCATTTCAAGAGTAATATAAAGAACATTCAAATTTTGTGAGAGGCATGCTGCAGCATGATGACAAAGAAATGCACTCTTACCTACACCTGACGCAGCCATAACGACATTGAGAGTCTTTTTCCGAGTACCACCTCGGGTAATTACATTAAACATTTCCAAGTCAAAAGGAACTTTCTCCTCTACTCGGTGATAATACTCATACCTGTCGTCAACATCTTCAAGAAAATCGTGGCCAACCCTAGTATCAAAAGAAACGGATAGTGCTTTTGACATAATCTCGGGAATGGCATTCTGTGTTTTTTCTTTATCTTTTCCTTCAATGATACCAATAGATTCCATGATACCATTGTAGATTGCCTTTTCCTTGCAAAACTTTTCAGTGTTTTCTACAAGCCAAATTGTATCGGACTTTTCACCCTCTTTATACATTTCCTCACTAATAGAAACACAACGCTTAAATTCAACCTCACCAAGACTTTTATCATTTTCTAGAGTGATAAGAACAGCATCTTTGGTAGGAAGATTGTTATACTTAAGTATAAATTTACTAACTATACCAAAGATAGAACGTTCACATTTGTCGTGAAAATACTCTTCCTGAAGGAATGGTACGACTTTTCTTGCGTACTCTTCATTGAGTACCAAGTTCTTAAGGATTACTGTTTCCATGTATTGATTATACTTCTATTAAGAGGCTTGTCCACTATTAATCTTGGTGAACATCATCTTCAAGATCTACTGGTTGTTGATCTGCTACAACATTTTTTTCAACAATATCTACAAAAATTTCACCAATAGTTTGAGTAAACTCTTTATTTTGTTGATCAAACCCATCTGGGGATTTTATAACATCAACATCCATATTCACATTCAACTCGCCATTTTCAGTTTCATTTAATGATATTTTTCCATACTTGTAAATTATACCTTGAAATTCTCCTTCAAGAATTTCTATTGGACAGGTATCTTTGCTGTCGTATAATTCTTCTTTAAATTTATATTCAGGAAGCTTGGCCATACTTAAAATCCTTTTGCACTTCTGCATCTAGTTTATTTAAGATCTCCAAAGTAAAATACTTTTCTGGTTCATCGTCAATATTTTTTTCA